GATGGCATCTGGTCTGGCGCTACTGGAATTGATGTCCGGCATGGATGTGGCAATTCTCGGAGGTTCTTCGCTTCAATCGCTAAGAGTTCACGAAGCGACTAAAGAGGGTTGGGAACACGAAACACACATTGGTGGACAGGTCATTCGTGGGGCATTTAAGTGGGCACTGGCAAAAGACCCGAATAGGATAGAGACAAGAACTATTTGGGGAAACACCATGCGTGCGCTTGCTGCTTCGACGAAATCTGCACGTGGGCCGCATCCTCAACGGCTTCGAATGGATGAAGTCGATGAGATGGACATAGAAATTCTTGATGCCGCACTAGGGCAAACGATGTCCCTAGGCGGCCACAAGAGTCAAACGCTATTGTCTTCCACGCATCAATACCCTCAAGGAACGATGACAGAAATCCTGAAACGTGCAGAAGATAAAGGATGGCCGGTATACACGTGGTGCTACAAGGAAAATAGCGCACCGCATGGATGGCTCAATCCTGATGATGTAGAGAGGAAAAGAGGAGAAATCCAACCGGCAATGTGGGAAGTCGAATATGACATGTCGGCCCCTAAACTGGATGGAACTATCTTTGATCCTGAAACAATAAATAGATTTGTCGATATGCGGAAAACAAAAGATGATAAGCAAGGTGTTTATTATGAGTTTGAAGCACCGCGTTCTTACGGCAAGTACGTTACATCTGCTGACTGGGCTAAAGAACACGACCAAACAATAATTATTACTCTTAGGGTCGATGAAAAGCCTTTTAAAGTGGTTGCATACGAGCGACTACAAAAACTTCCTTGGCCGATGCTTGTCGGACGTTTTGAAGGAAGACTAAATAGATTTAAAGGGCGCGGAATACACGATTCGACAGGTGTAGGTTCTGTTGTCGAAGATATTATAGTAAAACCTAAAGGCGTTGATCGAGTAGACGGTCATTCCCTCCATTCCAAATCCGAAAAAACTATTCTCTACAGTAATTACATTTTAGGCGTGCAAAAAGGCGAAATGATTACTCCAAATATCACTAGTCTTGTTCTTGAGCATAAATATCTTACTCCAGAACAGATATTTGGGCAGAAGCACACTCCAGACACCGTTGCAGCGATGGCACTTGCGTATTTTGTCGCTAGCGGAAAATTCGATAATAACGGTTCCAAATCAGGTACGTTGATGAGATCGAGGAGATTTTAATGGCTGGTAGTGTTATTCGCGCTATTTCTTATTCAAGACTGGAAAAAGCGCAATTTATTGAAACTGCCGAGTCAAAAAGACTTTTAGAAGACCCTTTTGAGAATTCAACGGGCTATGGAGACATGATCCATACTCCTCCGTACTCGTTGGAACAACTGGTATATCTTGCAGAATGTCACCCTGTTCACGCCGCCGCACTGGAACAAAAAGTTTCAGATATTATTGCTGGCGGCCCTAAATTCACTCCTTTGCATGAAAATGATGTGTCAGTTGAACACGATAAGGTAGTACTGTGGTGGAAATCCCTGTTTAAAGAATCGACTGGAATAGAAACCCTCCATTCGGTGTGGTTGGATTATGAAACAGTTGGGTGGGGATTTCTCGAAATTGTCCGCGATCTTTCAGGTAATGTCACGTCCTTGTACCATGTTCCCGGCCACACAATGCGAGCAGGAGCAAACGGATTGTATGTGCAGATGCGATCCAACAAACGCACATGGTTCAAGCGTTATGGTGACACAAACGAGTACAACGTTGCTTCAGGTGAGAAACTGAAGGACGCTGAAGATTTGATAGAAGTACCTTTTGAGAAGCGTTCAAACGAAGTAATTTGTTTTAAAAAATCCGCTAGAAGGTCTAGTTTTTATGGTATTCCTTCTTATGTAGCGGCTATCGGTCAAATTACTCTTGCGGTAGCAGCAAGAGATTACAACATCCTTTTCTTTGAAAATCACAGGGAGCCGAGATACATCATTGTTCTTGAAGGATTGACTCTTGGGGATGATTCCGACAAACTTCTTGATGATATTGAGCAAACGTTAAAATCAAATCATAAAGAACCACATAGAAATCTTATCCTCCCTATTGCAGGAGACGCAAAAGTTCGCGTTGAAAGAATGGGAGCGAATGGTGCAGATATTAACTTCGAAAAACTCCAAGGTCAAACGCAGCAGGAAATTCTCACTGCACACCGTATGCCATTGGACAGGATCGGATCAACGAATACCGGCGCACTCTCTGGAAGTGCTTCAGTATCGTTGAATAGAATTTACAAGGAAGGTGTTGTCTCCAGAGGTCAGGCAATTCTTGAAGACATTCTCACTGATTTCATTGATACTGAATACGAGAAAACGACTGGAAGACCCGCAGATACTCTTATAGATTTCGAAGAATTGGATATCAATGACCAGTCAACTGATTCTACGATTGTACAAGTTCTTGTTGCTTCTGAAATTATTACTTTGAATGAAGCAAGAAAGAAGATTCGCATGGAACCGAATCCAGAGTTCGAGAACATGACGTTTCTTCAATGGTCAGCGAAGGTAGCGCCAAAAGCACCTCCCGGCGCTCCAGTCAATCCTGCGCCAGACAAACCAATAACTGATAGAAGAACTGTTGAAGTTGCCAAGCAAGCGCAAACTGCTATGGAGAACAAGGTAGCAGAGATGGAATCAGATATTATAAGAATTAATAACCTAATTAGTGCGGAGTAGCGCGATGCCAAATAAAAAAGTAGAACTGGATGATAATTTAATAGATTTACTTCTGCCGTTTCTACAACAATACGTAGAAGAAGTCGTGTTCAAATACAATCCCAATCACATCAGATCAGGAGAAGATGGCGGACAGTTCACGTCTGGACTGACTGACGATGTATTTACGTCAAAAGGAAAAGCCGTTGATGCTGCGATTAGAGTACGAAGTAAAAGCGGCGATGTCGCAAGAATAGTAAACCCAGATAAAGTATATAATTACGGCCTAAAAAACGGAATAAAAGGCGGAGGAAATAATGTCCCAGAAGTATTAAAGGCTTTGGGAATATACAGAGAAGGGTACGATTGGAAAGAGCATAAAACTACAGAAGGCGCATTAGTTCTTATAGAAGCAAAAAAACCTAGTAAAGTAATAAATCCAGTCACAAAACAAGTAATGAGTACCGATCAGCAAGGGTACGTAGGAGAAAAACTTGTCCAAAGACTTAATGTGGAGGGTCTTTTTACAGACGCTACAGGGCCGGGAAAAAGTATTTTTGGTAGAACAAAACTTACAAAAATAACCCTCATGTCAGGCGCTTCTGCTGGCGGCACAACAAATGCAAGAACTGCAATTTCTGCGGATGGAAAACGATCAATCAAACAATCTCAGGTACCTTTTGATGCTATTTTTGAAGTTTTTGAAGGAGGAAAAACAGTAAAATACGGAGTAGAAATAAAAACAATTGTTGGAGAAAGCGCGAGGCCAAAAGTAAAGATAGAAGCGGCACAGAAAAAAGTGCTGGAAGCGGCAAAAAATAATAAAAAAGACCCTTCATTTTCCACTGACGGCATTTTTTTAATTACTGTCCATGTCAACGAAGATTTCAGTTCTGCAAAAATTCACGTGACAAAATCAGGCAAGGACATGCAACCTAGTTCTGGTAAACCAAAGGAAAGCGAACGACTTCTTACCATTGAGAAACCAAATCTTCGTGGCTCTCCCGGCGCGTTCTTAGACGATAAGTTTTGGTCTACTCTTTAGGAAAAATAATGAGCATATCTTGTTACTTGATTGATTCAAACGGTGTCGGTGATGAAAGAGATTTTCCGTTTACTTTTAAAGATTTAATAGATACTTGCAAGGAGATAGGCCCAATATCAGACGCACCAGAAAGTAGCGTAATAGGAAGGCTTCTTTTTGCGGATTCCGTCATTGATGCCAAGGAACTCTATAAAGCGGCCTCATTATTTGATGGTTTTTCGTTGTCGGCGCACACTCTTGAAGTGTTGTCGATGATAAAAGAGGAAGCACTCACTTCTAACGAATTCTAATTTCCCGAAAAGGAGAGCGGCGTGCCAACTATTATTTT